GGAAGTAGACAAGCCGCTCCTCGCCAAGCTGGTCGCTGCCATCACCCACCCAAAACGCCGCGCCATGATCGAAGCCCGCTTCGGCCTCACCGGAGAACCGGAACAGACGCTCGAAGAGATCGCCAAGGACTATGGCGTCACTCGCGAACGCATCCGGCAAAACGAAGTGAAAGCATTCCGCGAAATGCGAGAACAGGCTAGACGCCTAGGTGTCGCCGTGCCTAAGATGACCTACTGGTAATCTCTCCCCCTGCGGTTTACTCCTCCCGCCGCAGCAACTCAGCCCCGCCCTTGTGGCGGGGCTTTTTTTGCTCTATATTGCGCCGCATGACACCAGACGAACTCATCCAATGGCGCACCTCAGTCGCTTTATCGAAGCGGCAAGCAGCAGAAGCTCTCGGCCTCGCACGCAACACATTCCGAGCCTATGAAACCGGCAAGCAGCCGATCCCGCGATATATCGAACTTGCCGTTAAGGCAGTCCAGAAAACCGACAATAAAAAGGACAGCAATGCTGACCTATAAGCTGATTCCAACCGCCGATCTCATTCCGTATGCCCGCAACAGCAGGACGCACTCCGAGGCCCAGGTCACCAAGATCGCATCCTCGATCAAGGAATTCGGGTTCATCAACCCCGTGGTGACGGACGGCAAGAACGGCATCGTGGCGGGCCACGGGCGCGTTTTGGCGGCAAACAAGCTAGGACTGAAGGAAGTGCCGTGCGTTGAGGCAAGCCATCTGACTGAGGCCCAGAAGCGCGCCTATGTCATCGCCGACAACCGGATGGCGCTCGATGCCGGATGGGACTTCGAGATGCTCAAGGTTGAATTGAAAGACCTCGAAGATATGAAGTTCGATCTGACTATCACCGGTTTCGAGCTGGGCGAAATGGCATCAATGTTTGATCAGCCTGTTGTTCCAGATAGCAGTACAAAAGAAATTGATCCTGACGAATATGCAATGGATCACAGATGCCCAAAGTGCGGATTCGAATTTGATGAATAAGCCTGATTGCGCTTGGAATTTGACTGATCTTGCATCAGTGCCAAAGAATGGCATCAAGGTCATGAGCACTTTTGCCTGTGGTGGCGGATCATCAATGGGCTACAAAAGAGCCGGATGCGAAATCATTGCAGCAAATGACATCGACCCTGAAATGGCTTGGCACTACAAGCGCAATCTCAATCCACCTCATTATTTTCTTTGTCCAATCCGTGACTTGCTGACTGCTGATCTTCCTCCGGAACTCTTCAAGCTTGATATTCTTGATGGCTCGCCACCCTGCTCAACATTCAGCATGGCAGGAAGCCGCGAAAAGGCGTGGGGAAAGGACAAACACTTCCGTGAAGGCCAGGCAAAGCAAGTGCTGTCTGACCTTTTCTTCGACTATCTTAATCTTGTAGAGCGATTAAAACCTCGTGTTGCAATTGCTGAAAACGTCAAGGGAATGATCCTTGGCAATGCCAAGGGCTATACCAAGATGGTCATGGCGCGTTTTCGTGAAATTGGATATCGGCCTCAATTGTTTCTTTTGAATGCTGCTGACTGTGGAGTCCCTCAGCGGAGAGAGCGGGTGTTCTTTGTTGCAATCCGGGATGACATTGAAACTCCGCCATTGAAGCTGTCACCAACGCATCGATGGATAGGTCCGGAAGAGTCATGCTGCGACGTGCAACATCTGATCAAAGAAGAACTAGAAGACACTCGTCACGTCTCAAATACAGATTTGACTTGGTGGCCGAAAACAAAACAAGGCGAGCAATATGCTGACGCTGTAGTAAGGGCAGGTCTAAAGGAGAAGCTATGGAATCATAAAAGGTTACATGCTTTGATTCCAGCCAATTCACTAACAGCCACGCATGAGATGATAAATCATTGGGATTCACCTAGAACACTTACTTTCCGCGAATGGAAACGCCTCGGCAGCTTCCCTGATGATTATCACGCCAAGACCGACAAGATTGGCAAATACATGATTGGCATGAGCGTTCCACCCAAGATGACTGAGCAAGTTGCGCGTGCCGTGATTGATCAATGGCTAATGCCAAAAGGAATTGCATCATGACCAAAGAAATCAAAGGCAAGCTAGGCCGCAAGCCTCACGCACCGACAGACGCGCAGCGCCAGCTGGTCTCGCTCCACGCAACGGTCGGCACCACGCACGAGAGCATTGCCGAAATCCTCGGCATCCACAAAGAGACGCTCTACAAATACTATTCCGCCGAACTGAAGCAAGCCAGGGACAAGGCAAATGCAACCATCGGCGGTGCGCTCTTCAACAAGGCCAAGGCTGGCGATACAACCGCCATGATCTTCTGGCTCAAGACGCGCGCACGCTGGCGCGAAACCGTGGACATCTCGAACGAGGATGGATCACTGAGACCCGAACCAGTCGCCGCCGCCGTCCTTGCTGCGCTCAACAAGATTTACGATGACGCCGAGTGAGCATCGAGCCGCCAACCATCAACGGCTCTACAAGTTCGCACGCACGATCTATCGCGCCCGCACCAACCAAGAGATGCTGCCGAACGAGCATCAACGGGCGATCTGCCGCAGCCTCGAACAGGTCTTCGCCCACCGCATCAAGCGGCTCATCATTAACGTGCCGCCTCGATCAGGTAAGACTGAGATCGCCGTCAAGGCATTCATCGCCTGGACCATCGGCCTCGTTCCTGATGCCGAATTCATCCACGCCAGCTATTCCAAGAGACTCGCCACATCCAACGCATACGATATTCGCGCCATGATGCAGCACGAGACATATCGATCGATCTTTCCGTGGGTCTCGCTCCAAGACGACAGCAAGGCCAAGGATGAGTTTCGCACATCACACGGCGGCATCGTCTACGCAACCGGCGCAGAAGGAACCATCACCGGCTATGGCGCTGGCAAGATGCGAGACGGCTTCGGCGGTGCCATCATCATCGACGATCCGCACAAGGCAGGTGAGGCAACCTCGCCCATCATGCGCCAGAACGTGATCGATTGGTATCAGACCACAATACAGTCGCGTCTTAACAAGCCCGACACGCCGATCATCGTCATCATGCAGCGGCTCCACGAGGACGACCTTTCCGGCTGGTTGCTTGGCGGCGGCTCCGGCGAGAAGTGGGATAGCCTTGTCATCCCCGCCCGCGACCCCGATGGCTCATCGTTCTGGCCGGAACAATTCCCTCCCGAGATGCTCGACCGCCTTGAGCAATCCAGCCCCTACGTCTTCGCTGGTCAATACATGCAACGCCCCGCTCCGCTTGGCGGTGGCATCTTCAAAGATGAATGGTGGCGATTCTATGAGGCAATGCCGCCGCTCAAGTGGCGGGCGATCTATGCCGACACCGCGCAAAAGACAAAGGAGCAGAATGACTATTCCGTCTTTCAATGCTGGGGCCAAACGCAAACCGGACAGATCGTGTTGCTCGATATGGCACGCGGCAAGTGGGAGGCTCCAGAACTGGAAACAATGGCTCGGGCATTTTGGAATAAACATAAGGCAGCATCGGACAAGGGGCCGCTTCGAGCCTTCAAAGTCGAAGACAAGGTAAGCGGCACCGGCCTGATCCAGAAGCTGAAACGCGAGGGCATTCCAATCATTCCGATCCAGCGCAACACCGACAAAGTGACACGCGCCTTCGATGCCGCGCCCTACGTCCAATCGGGCAACGTCTACATCATGTCCAATATTGATCACCTGGCCGATTTCATGTCCGAGGCGTCCGTCTTTCCTAACGGCACGCATGATGATATGATAGACGCCGCAATGAGTGCAATTTCCGATATGACCGCGCCGCAGTCTGCTCCTGCGGTTCGCGCCTTGTGAGGTTCTAAATGGGACTTTTTGACCGTTTCCGCCGCCCGCAAGAGCGCAAGGAATCCGCTGCCGCCAAGCTGATGGTGATCAATCCCGGCCAAGCCGTGTGGTCGCCACGCAATTACGAATCCTTCGCCAAGGAAGCCTATGGCAAGAACGTGGTGGCATATCAGGCCATCAACCGGATCGCTGATGCCATCGCATCCGTCAATCTTGGCGTCTACCGTGGCGATACGGAACTGGTCGACCATCCCCTGATCACCCTGCTCGAGCGCCCGAATCCACTTCAGTCATATTCCGATTACGTTCGCGCCAAGGTGTCGTTCCTGATGATCGCGGGCAACGGCTACGAAGAGCGATTCATGGTGGGCCGCGAGGTCAAGGAACTATACCAGCTTCGCCCCGACCGCATGAAGATTGTTCCGTCATCCAACGGCATCCCGTCTGCATACGAGTACACGCTCGGGCAGAACAAAGTGCGATGGGAGATGGACCCGCGCACGCTCGAATGCGATGTGCGGCACTTGAAGCTGTTCAACCCGTTAAACGATTGGTACGGCATGAGTCCAATCGAGGCAGGTTCCTACGCCATCGACCAGAACAACGAAGCCATGAACTGGATGCAAGCCTTGCTCCAGAACTCGGCTCGGCCTTCCGGTGCGTTGACCGTCAAGGATTCCGGAACGCTATCTGACGAGAACTTCAACCGCCTCAAGGCCCAGATCGAAGAGCAATATTCCGGCTCCTCAAACGCCGGTCGACCGATGCTCCTCGAAGGTGGCCTTGACTGGCAGCAGATGGGACTGTCACCGACCGACATGGGCATCATCGAAGCAAAGTTCTCGTCGGCCCGTGATGTTGCCTTGGCATTCGGCGTACCGCCGCAGTTGCTTGGCATTCCTGGCGACAACACCTATTCCAACTATGCCGAGGCCCGTCTGGCATTCTGGGAAGACACGGCATTGCCGCTGCTCCAGATGATCGTGAACGATTGGAACAATTGGCTCGGCTCGATCTACGGTGTCGAGATCAAGCCTGACATCGACAGCATTCCGGCCATTGCCGAGAAGCGGCTTTCAATGTGGCAGATGGCTGATCAGTCACAGGACCTCACCATCAATGAGCGCCGCGCCTTGAAGGGATATGGGCCGACCGATGGCGGTGACACCTTGTTCGTGGCGTCTAGCCAGATTCCGCTTTCACTTGCGGAGGGAGACATTACCGGAGAGACTGACATGGCAGTGACCGGCACCACGAGCGTACAGGAAACCGCTCTTAACGGCGCACAGATCGCATCGATGGTGCAGATCGTTCAGTCAGTTGCCGATGGCATGTTGCCAGCCGAGAGTGCAATTCAAATGATGCTGGTTGCGTTCCCCGGAATGGACGAAGCAGAGGCCCGTTCGATCATCACGCCAGCGGCATCATTCGAGCCGCGCCTCACCGAGACAGACATCAAGGCACTGGCCTATGGCTCGAAGGCTGGTTGATTCGAACACGCGCCGCGAGGTGCGCCGTCAAGGCGCATTGCTCGATAGGCTCACGGTTCAATTCCGGGGCCGTCTCAACCGCGAGATCGCAACGGCCATGCGCGAGATGGTCGAGCATTGGGAGCAGACCGGCAACGTCACCTTGCCGCGCGACTTCCGTGATCGTATCGAGGCGACCTATCGCCAGATGGCAATTGCCTCAATCACCACGTTCGGCTCCCGCATTATGGAGCAAGCAAAAGCGCGAGGCTTGAAGCTAGAGACCAAGGAAAGCTTCGCCCAGATTATGACGCGCAGGGCATTGCGCTTTATTGAGCAAGAGGCGATCCGCCGCCGCATCACAGAGGTGACGGAAACAACCCGCGACCAAATCATTCGGGCAGTTCGGAAAGGCTACGAGGACGGCTTGGGCCAACGCGGCACCGCTTCCTACATCCTCGATCTGGTGCCACAGATTTCGTCCTACAGGGCCGAGATGATAGCCCGCACCGAGACGCACGGCGCTGCCAATTACGGCTCCCAGGAGGCCGCAAAACAGACTGGCTTACCCTTGTCCCGCGAATGGCTGGCCGCTGCGGATGACCGCACCAGAGATACGCATCGAATCGCTGCTACTCAACCGCCGGTGGGCATGGACGAAAAATTCAAGGTTGGCGATGCCGAACTCATGTTTCCCGGTGATCCAGAAGGCCCCGGCGATGAGGTCATCAACTGCCGTTGCGCCGTTGGTTACATCGTGGACGAAGCCGCCCTTGAGGCCATGTTGTGATTTCAATCAAGCAATGATATATTCCCCTCATGCCTAGCCCCGGCCCGACCGAAAACGAAGACGAGTTCATCTCCCGTTGCATGAGCGACGAGGAGGC